CGGACCGCACCGGCCGGGCGGAGTACCGCGACGGAGACAGCCTGGACGAGGTCCGGGCCATCGACGTGGACAAGGATCTCCGCGACGCCAGCGGCCGGGGCGTCACGATGGAGACCGTGGTCCAGTACCTGGTCCAGCGGGCGCGCTCCGGCGCGTACATCCCGTTCCGGTACATCATCTACCGGCGCCGGATCTGGAGCCGGTCGGACGGCTGGAAGACCCGGACGTACAACGGCGCCAACGCTCACGACGAGCACGCGCACTTCTCCGGCGACTACACCCAGACCGCCGACAACTGGAAGGGCTCCCTGGGCCTGGCCTCCCTGGTCAAGCCCGTGGTCAAGCCCCCGTCCAAGCCGAGCCCGGGGACCAAGGACACGCTCCCCAAGTACGCGCCGGGCTCGCGCGAGAACAGCACCGAGCACAACAGCATCGGTACCGACGTGGCCACGCTCCAGCGGTTCATCGGCAAGCCCGCCGGTGACGATGACGGCCACTACGGCCCCCACACCAAGGCCGGTGTCCGCTGGTACCAGGACAAGATCCTGGGCTTCCGGGGCCGGGACATCGACGGTGTGGCCGGTCCCAAGACGTGGGCGCCGATCAAGAAGGCGCTCAAGATCAAGTAGGGGAAGGACACGCACGTGACCCAGATCCGTATCTTCGGCCGGGAGCCCGCCCTCATCGTCGGGTTCGTGGCGGCCGTGGTCTCGGTGCTGGTCGGTCTGAACCTGGACTGGCTGAGCGCCGGTGCCGGTGTCGCCATCGTGGCGGCCATCGGCGCCATCATCACGGCCGCCACCACGCGGCCGGTCGCGCCCTCGCTGTTCGTGGGCGCGTTCGTGGCCGTGGCCGCCGTGCTGGCGGAGTACCACTACCACCTCTCGGACGGCCTGATCTCGGGCGCCTCGGGCCTGATCCTGGCCGCGTTCGCGCTGTTCGGCGTGCGCCCCCAGGTCACCCCGGCGGCCGACCAGGCCCCGACCGCTCCGGCCGCCGGTTCGGTTCGCTGACCGGCGCCTCACACGGGGACGGCCCCCGCCCTGGTTCAGGGTCGGGGGCCGTTCTCTGTGCTGGGGCTACAGCCCCTCGCCACGCTTCGGGAGGTCCGACCCGGCCACGTTGATGACCTGGGTCACGTCGCCCTTGAGCCGGTGCTTGCCCTCGCTGGCCCGGTCCGAGCTGCCCTTGCCCCGGTACTGCTCCGAGGTGCTGAGGCCGCTCGGGGTGTCCTCCGCGCGGTGCTTGCCCTTCGCCATGACTAACTCCTCCCCGTCCGGGGGCGTTTCCCCCTGACATGAACTACCTTACCGGCCTGACTGTGAAGTGTCAAGGCCCCGTACCTGATTCGGTTGGCGTGCCATCCCAGGCGCCACCACCAGTACGCCGCGCCGGTCTTCACCTCGCGCGGCCGATCACGGCCACCGTGCGGCCCTCTCGCTGGGCCGGGGCGTGCGGCTCCTGGCCCTGGACGCCCCAGACGTACGAGAGGGTCAGGACCCGGCGCCAGCGCCACCAGGGCACGCCCCGGCCGGGTCCTGACCCCGGGATCACCGCTTGCCCTTGCCGGACCCCGTGCCCCGGCCGCCCTCGTTCCCGTCGCGGCCGGTGCCCTCCTTGCGACCCGGGCCGGTCCCGGCGCCGCCGGTCTTGGTCCCGTCGCTTCCGCCGGTGCTCCGGTCGTCGCGGCCCGGACCCTCGCTGTCTCCTTTGGCCATCTCGGCCTCCCTCCCGGGGTACCTCCCCGTCATGACTGCAACGTTACCAGCCACGCCGGGGAGGTGCAACCCTACGGGCGCCAGCCCTTGATGATGGCCGTGATGAGCACGGCCGCCACGCACACGACCACGCCCAGACAGAACACGTTGTCCCCGATGTCAGCCATGGGTCAGTCCTCCCGGCCGAACCAGTCGGTGGCCGCGCGCTCCTGGAGGGCGCCGCCCGGCCCGCTGACCGGGGTCATCGGCATAAGCACGTACCCGAGCCGGGCCAGCCCGGCCGCCACGTCCTCGGCCAGGGCCTCCCCGAGCTGGCCGCCCACGGCCTTGTCCAGGGCGGCCACGGTGTCGTGGTGGTCGAGAGCCTGGGCGGTCACGCTCCAGGCCGGATCTTCGCTGGTCATCGTGTCTCGCTTCCTGCCCGGTCCATCCGGGCACTTGCCAACCTAGCAGTCATGGCGGTAAGGTACAAGGGTACCGCCGGACAGGAGAGGACGCGACCGATGGCCAAGACCGTGGTGTTCAACGAGACCGACCCGTGTATCGGGATCACGCTGGAGGAGGTGCCCGAGGGCACGCCGGGGAAGGCTCACGGCGTCCACGGGACGTGCACCGAGTGCGGCAAGCCGATGCACTGGTGGCGGATGGACAAGGCGCTCCCGGCCGCCCAGGCCCACGTGGACGCCCACGAGCCGGTCCTCATCGGCGGAGACACGGACAGCCTCATCCGGGGCTGAACGCGACGCGGCCCGGGTTGACGAGACCCGGGCCGCACCTGAACAGGAAGGAAAAGCCGTGACCAACCGGCAGAACAACCCTACCCCGGGCCAGGCCCTGGGGACGCTCGCCTTGCTCCTCGGCGGGCTCGGCGCGCTCGGCGTGATGGTGTGGTTCATCGCCACGGCGGACGGCGCCTGGGACGCGGCTGGCGCCGTGGTCTGGGCGTACATCGGGAAGAACATGGTGGACGCCGGGGTGGGCCGGGTGCTCGTCCTGGGGAGGCAGCTACAGGCCGACACGGCCAAGGCCGTGGAGAACACCGGGGTCTGGAAGGCCCACGAGGCGGGGACGCTCACCGTCCGGTACGAGCCGGACGGCGGGACCTGGCACGTCCAGGGCTGGGCCGGACCGTTCACCGAGTATCCGCACGAGGTCGAGTGGACCGACGTGGACGCGCTCCGGCGGATGATCGAGGAGGCCGAGGCCGAGGGCATGACCCCGGACGACGAGCCGGGTACGCGCGCCGTGCGGGCCAGGCTCATGGTCTCGGGCTGGGACGCCGAGCACGGCGCCGGGATCTTCCCCAGGACCGACTCGTGAAGCGGGCGCCGTACGGGCCTCCCCCGGGGCCGCGCCGGTCGATCTGGCCGGACCGGCCGCTCAAGCCCTGGGAGGTGACCGGGCTCGTGACGATCGTGGCCCTGGTGGTCTCGTGCTGCCTGGGCGTGGTGGGCATGAGCTTGTTCTCCCCCGCTCCTCCCCCGTACCAGGCGCCGGTCTACCCGGTGCCCAGCACCTCCACGCGCTGACAGTGAAGTGTCAAGGGCGGTCGGTCGATCCGGCCGCCCTTGATCGTTGACAACCTCGCAGTGATGACGGTAAGGTGTACTCAACACCGAGCGAGAGGAACTGACCGATGAGGCAACGCGACAGGCTGGCGGTCCAGATCGACACGCTGGCGCGAGACGAGGCGAGCCCGTGGACCGCGCTGGGTTCGATGATCGGAGCCACGCTCCGGTTCACCGAGACCGTCCCGACCCCGGAGTACCACCGGGGCGAGGGGTTCGGCCGGTGGCCGGACGAGACGTACGACCGGCACGTGTTCGTCACGCTGGTGGCCGGGAAGGTCATCCTGGGCGTGGCGGTCGCCCCGTGGATGGGGAGGAACGACCGGGAGATCCCGCTCTGGCTGACCGAGGCCATCCTGGCTGACCCGGCGCTGGCGTTCGATGACGCGCGCCAGTGGCAGCTCAAGGCCGAGCGACGGGCGCCGAGGTCGTGAGCGCCGGATACATGCGCCGGTGCGCTGGCAAGGCCCGGCACGAGACCAAGAGCGGCGCGGCGGCCCAGCGCTCGGCCCTGGCCGCCAGCCAGAAGATCCGGACGGACCAGCTCAGCGTGTACCGCTGTGACCAGTGCCTGGGCTGGCACGTGGGCGGCGCGGCCAATGCGTTCATCACGCGCAACCGCACCGGCAAGCGACCGAACAAGCGGATGCGGGGGCGGATCTGATGACCACCGAGGCGACCCGGCCGACGCGACGCGGCACGACGAACGGCAACGCCCGGGGAGGAAGTGACGACCGACGGCGGCGCCGGGAGTGGCTGGTCCAGGCATACGCGGCCAACCGCGACGTGATCACCATCGACCTGTTCCACGGCCCGCTCGTGATCGAGGTGGACCGGGGGACCGAGGGGGCGCAACCGGCGTGCCGGTGCTACCGGTGCGGCGCGCTCCTGACCGTGGACACCGTCACGGTGGACCGGATCAAGCCCGGGTGCCAGGGCGGGACGTACGCGCGGACCAACATCCGGCCCGCGTGCGGCACGTGCAACAGCTCCACCGGCGCGACGACGAGGAGGAAGTGATGGGCGAGGAGCCCGAGAAGATCCGCATCACGCGGCGCCAGGGGAAGGACATCCGGGCCATCGGCTCGGACACGACGGACGCCGAGAAGCGGGACGCGCTCGGCAAGGTGGCCGACGCGCTCCGCCGGAAGAACGAGGAGGAGGGCAATGGCTGAGTGGGGCCTCCCCCGGCCGGACGGCTCGTACGCCCGGACGATGCTCTCGTACCCGGTGGTGGCGTCCAGGCCCGGACCGATGACCCAGATGGTCGGCCGGGTCCAGCGGTTCCTCGGTCCGCGCGTGCGGCCCGTTGACTGGACGGTGACGCGCGGCGGCCGGGCTCTCCGGGCGGCCGTGCTGGCCGGGATCACGCACGAGGACTACAGGGCGATGATCCGCGAGACGTACCCGGCCCAGCTCCCCCCGCGTGACTCGGGCTGGTGGGAGCGCTACGGCCACGAGACCGAGCACCCCTGACCGTGGACCCCCGACCCCGGACCACACCTCTCCCGCTTCCGCAAGGGCGCGCTGAGGGGGTGGCCGGGGTCGGCCCGTGTATGCCGCCGTGCGTCGTCTCGACCGCCATGGGTTCACGGGGCGCCAGCGCGCGGCGGCCGGGCCTCTCCAGGCGGGGGGACTGGGGGGACCGGGGGAACCCCTACTCTTTACGAGAGCGAAAAAACGTATGTGTGTTAGACGCGCGTGATACGTGTGTAAGGGCGCCGGGGGGTTCCCCCGCTCCCCCCGCTCCCCCCGCGCGCCGGGTGTGCCACTTGACTGTGAAGTGTCAACGGGTCACGCTGGCCGAGATGTCCCCTTGACCACGTAGGATGTGGCACATGACGATCCCGCTCTGGCTCCAGCTCCTGATCTACGCGCTGGCGGTAGCGCGCGTCACGGGCCTGATCGTGGCCGACTCCCTGACCGAGGGCATCCGGGACGGGATCATTGACCGCCTGGACGACCGGCCCAACACGGCGGGCTCGTACCTGGCCACGCTGATCACGTGCCCGTGGTGCGCCGGGATGTGGGTGTCCCTGGTAGCGGCTCCCCTGGTCTGGTTCTGGGGGGACTCGCCCGTCATGCTGATCCCAGCGCTGGCCCTGGCCTTCTCCCAGGTGACCGGCATGACCGCATCCGCCGGGAGGTAATCCGTGGCCCTGCTCAAGCCCAAGCTGGCCGACACCGAGCCGGACCGGCGCGCCCTGGTCGCGGCCACGGCCATGGTCGAGCTGGGCGCCAGCTCCTCGTGGAAGACCTGGAAGTTCGGGAACACCGAGTGGCAGACCGAGGCGTGGCGCCTGTACGACATCATCCCCGAGTTGCGGAAGCTCTCCGGCCGCATCGGGGACAGCCTGGCCCAGGCGCGCCTCTACGTGGCCGAGCTGGACGAGCGTGGCGAGGAGGTGGGCGAGACCCAGGACATGCGGATCTCGGCCCTGGCCGGAATCCCGCTCGGCACCGGCAACGCCCGGGACGACGCGCTCCGGCTGGCCGGTACTGACCTCGCCGTGGGCGGGGAGTGCTGGATCGTGGGCGAGGGCGCGGCCAGCTCCCCCGAGCGCGCGGCTGGCGCCTGGTTCGTCGTGACCGGCGCCGCGTTCAAGAAGCAAGGCGACGTGGTCAAGGTCAAGCGGCCCAAGGTGCTGGGCGGCCGGGACCTCGTGCTCCAGGACGGGGTGGACATCCTCATCCGGTGCTGGCGCCCGCATCCCAACGACGTGGACCAGGCGGACAGCTTCACGCGGTCCGCCATCGTGCCGTTGCGCGAGATCGAGCTACTGACCAAGCGCGAGTTTGCCGAGCTGGACTCTCGCCTCACCGGCGCCGGGGTGATGTTCCTCCCCGAGGGCGTGGACTTCCCCCGCGAGGAGGGCGACCCGGCCGGGCTCGCTGGGTTCATGGCCTACCTCCAGCGCGCGGCGGCGGCCAGCATGACGGACCAGTCGCGCGCCTCGGCCATGGTGCCGATCATGGCCACCGTGCCGGACCAGGTGCTGGAGCACCTGGACAAGCTCAAGCCCGTGACGTTCTGGTCCGAGCTGTCCGGCGAGATCAGCCCGATGAAAGACAAGGCCATCGGGCGCCTGGCCTCCTCGGCCGAGATCCCGGGGGAGGTGCTGACCGGGATTGGCGACGCCAACCACTGGACCGCCTGGCTGATCTCGGACGAGGGCATCCGCTGGATTCGGGGGTACCTCGGCCTGGTGGCCGACGCGCTCACCCGGGGGTTCCTCCGGCTGGCGCTGGCGTCCATGGGCGTGGCCAACCCCGAGCGCTACGCCTTCTCGTTCGACACGTCCACCCTGGCGGCCAAGCCCAACCGGCTGGACGAGGCCCTACAGCTTCACGATCGGTTCCTGATCCGGGATGACGAGGTGGTCAAGGCGGGGGCGTTCGACCCGGACCAGATGCCGAGCACCACCGAGCGCGCGGCCCAGATCCTCCTCAAGCTCGTGCAAGCTCAGCCCGAGCTGATCCTGGACCCGGCCGTCCAGGCCGCGCTCGGTCTGCCCACGGTCGAGTCCGTCACGGCCGCGCCCGCTCAGCCCGCCATCGAGTCGGCGCCCGCCGATGAGCCGGACGGGGACGAGGGCGCGCCCAACGGCGGCACGGCGCCGGACCAGCCCGACCCGGCCGCCGGGGAGACCCGCGCGCTCACGGCCGCGCTGGACGCCCGTGTCCGCCAGCTCCAGGCGGCGCCGCCCTCCCCGGAGCGCGTGTTCAACGCCGCGTGCAAGCTGGCCGTGTACCGCGCGCTGGAGCTGGCTGGCGGCCGACTGACCACGCCCCAGGAGCGGCGCGGCCGGTGGGCCGAGGTGCCGCGCCACGAACTCCACCACTGGGTGGGGCCGGTCACGCCGGACAAGGCGCGCAAGGTCACCGAGGGGGCCTGGGCTCACCTCGGCGTGCTGGCCGTGGACCTCGGCGTGGACGAGGGCGAACTCCGCGCGCTCCTGGAGGGCTACGTCACCGAGCTGTTGACCCGGGGCGTGCGCCACCACGATGACCTCCTGTACGCCGCGCTGAGCATCGCGCACCGGGGCGCCGGGCTGGTGGCCGCATGACCGGGCCGGTGTGGGACGGCAAGGGCCAGGACCCGTGGCTCCCCGATCGGCTCGGCGCGGCGGCCGAGGTGTTGCGCACCGAGCGCGACATCCGGGCCGCGTTCTGGTCCGAGCTGTCCGGCTGGCTGGTCGAGACCGGCCGCGCCGTGCTCCGGGGGGACCGGCCCAACCCGGACGCGGTCTGGGCGCGCGTGCCCGCGTGGTCCGAGGCCGTGGACCTGTTGCTGTCCGGCGAAATCTGGAAGGCCATCAGCCTGGCGTTCAAGAAGCTGATGGGCGGCACGTACCAATGGGACCAGCGCGCCAGCATGGTCCGCTACCTGGCCGAGGTGCGGAACCGGTTGGTCCGCATCCCGGACGAGGTCTACGACCTGGTGGCCGGGGAGGTGGCGCGCGGGGTGAACGCCGGGGACTCGATTCCCCAGCTCAGGGACCGGATTGACACTGTACTGTCAACCACCCGGTCCGAGCGCTGGCCGAACCGGGCCACCGTCGTGGCGCGCACCGAGGCTATCGGCGCCCTGAACGCGGGGCGCTCCGAGGCGTTCAAGGCCCTGGCCGAGGAGGACCCCGAGCTGGAGCTGGAGCGCGTCTGGCTGGCCACCGACGACCACCGGACACGCGAGAGCCACCGGCTGGCCGACGGACAGCGCGTGCCGCTCGGCTCCCCGTTCATCGTGGGCGGGTTCGAGCTGGCGTTCCCGGGAGACCCGAGCGGGCCGCCCGAGGAAGTGATCCAGTGCCGATGCACCATGCTGGTGGTGGAGCGCGGCGAGAACGTGGACATGAGCAACCGCCAGTTCCGGCGCCGCCGGTAGCCTGGCCAGGAGGAGGAAGTCATGGGTACGAAGTTCCGGACCTTGCTGGCCCCCATCGGTGTGAGCACCGGGGACGGCCGCCGGTTTCAGGATGGCGGGATCACGCTGGCGGACACGCCGTTCCCGTTCGAGTGGGCGCGCCAGCGCGAGGGCGGCCACGATGGCGCCGTGGTCGTGGGCGCCGTCCAGGAGGCCAAGATCCTGACCCACGCCAAGGCCCTGGAGGGCGGCTGGATCAGCGAGGCGGCGGCCAAGGGGCTGGACCCCGAGGCCAAGGGCGTGTACGCGCGGGGCGAGCTGTTCGACTCGGTCAGCCGGGAGGACATGCCGCGCCTGGCCGAGGACGTGGCCGAGGCCATGCACCTGGCGGGCCAGGGCACGCTCGGCCCGTCGGTGGACCTGGACTCGTTCGAGGCCAAGGCCGTGATGGCCGGGACCGAGGACGAGATGAGCTGGGAGCTGGCCGAGGCGTACTACGAGGAGCACGGCGCCGAGCCCCCGGTGGAACTCCTGGTGACCCAGGGCCGGGTCCGCGCGGCCACGCTCGTGTCCATCCCCGCGTTCCACGAGACCTCCCGGCCGCTGGAGCTGGTGGCCGACGAGGAGCCCGCCGACGGGGAGGCGCCGAGCGGCGAGCACGCGACCGAGGAGCTTCTGGCGCTCGTTGCCAGCGTGGCCACGGCGGCCCGGCCCGAGGTGGGCCTGTTCGCGCTTCCGTCCCTGCCCGGCCCGACCCCGATCACCTGGGACTACGAGAACGGCCGGGTGTACGGCCACGTGGCCACCTGGCGGACCTGTCACGTCGGGTTCGAGGGCGTCTGTGTCACTCCTCCCCGCGAGGAGGGGGACGGCGCGTTCTCCTGGTTCAACCGGTACGCGGTCGAGACCGTGGATGGGGGGACCGTCTGGGCGGGCCGGATCACGGTGGGCGGCCGACACGCCGGGCTCGCGCTGAGCGCCAGCGCGGCCATGGCGGCCCACGACGGGAAGACCGTGGCCGCCTACGTGCGCGCCTACGCGGACGAGCACGGCATCGTGGTCACGGGGGCCATCGAGCCGGGCCTGACCGCCGAGGACCGGATGATCCTGGACCGGCGCAAGGTGTCCGGCGACTGGCGCGAGGCGGCCGGGTCGCTGGCCCTGGTCGAGGTGCTGGCGCTGGCGCCGGGGCCGCGCGCTCACTCCGAGCCCGGGTTCCCCGTGGTGGAGACGCACTCGCGCGCCGGTCGCCAGACCGCGCTCGTGGCGTGCCTCTCCCCGGACGCGGGTTCGTTCCGCGCGGCGCCGACCCTGGACGTGGAGGCCATCGTCCGCCGGACGCTGGCGGCCGAGCGCGCCGAGACCGCGCGCCTGGGCGCCCGCGAGGAGCTGGCGCGTACGGTGGAGGCCGACGAGAACAAGCGGGGCGGGGCGGCGCGCGAGGCGCTGACCGCGCTCCTCGGGGAGGGCTGACCGATGGCGTGCGCGTGCAAGAACAAGGCCAAGCTGGACCGCTACACGGTCAAGCTCCCGGGTGGCCTCAAGATCACCAAGAACACCGAGGCCGAGGCCAAGAGCTTTGCGGCCAAGCACCCGGGTTCGACGGTCAGCAAGGCGTGACCGTCCCGGCATAGTCCGGACGCGGAGAAGCGCGGCACCACTCGGTGGCGGGCTTACGTGCTGCTCAGG